GTTAGTTTGTATGGAACTCCTTGATACTGTCGTATAACTGTATCAGGTTGATTTTCAACTGGCTGTATGTTTCTGCGTATTGTATTGAGTTTTCGATCTGAGTCGTAGTCAAGCTGCTTGATTTCAAAACTCATTCTAGGAAGTTTAATAGAATAATTTTTACTTAAATCTGGATCTTCTTGCTGTCGCACAATATAACGTTCAGCAGGACCATATGCTAGTGGAACTTTAAGGCGCTCAACTTCTTTACCTGTTTTGTCTCGTTTAACAACATAAATGTTTGAAAAAAGAGAACCAAAGCTCGCAACAACCTTTCGTAGTGTATAGTGATAGAATGGAGAATTAAACATTAAAACTCCTCATCTTCAGAAAATGGATTGTTTTCAGTAAAGTCAATAACAACAAACTCTCGATTTTGTGCACCAAAATCTTCACCAATTTGTATTGGCCCAAGAACGGGATCATCCGTTACTAGCGTGCCAGTAAATGTGGTTTGTGTTCCTTTAAGTACACCATTTGTTGAGCTAAACTGACCATACATATCCTTAATTGTGATTGTTTTTTCATCAACATCAGCTAAAATAACAGTGCCTCTTGCTGTTGCTGTTTCTGGTGTGTCGCCTTGATAAATTATTTCTCCATTTTTTGGCTCTACTGTAATATCTGAAGTTAGTGTAAGAATAATTTGCTGAGATGCTTCTTCACCAATTTCGTCAATGACATCAATTCCAGTGTTGATGTTTTCATCCTCAAATGCTGCTTGCTCACACTGTAGATCGTATGAGTAAAATTCACCAAGTTGAAAAAACACACTATCTTCTCGAACAAAACGAATTTCATACAGCGCATCAGCAATACTGAGTGGTATGTAAATAAGATCGCCTTCTTTTGGTCGTGATTGTTCTTTACCAAATACTTTGGCAAAACTTTTTCGTGAAATGGTAAGAGTAATTTGATTTTTAATTTCTAAACCAAATTTTCTAAAAACATCGCCATCACCATCAAACGAATCAACGTTTTTTATATACAACTCAATATGGTGATAATCATCATAGTTTGCTAAAATGGCTTCTCTAAAAAGTGGGTCTACTTTTCCAGTGATATCTCTTGGTATGTAAATGGCATCAATCGAGTGTATCTTGATTGCTTCTTCTACAAGATCATTTACCAAACTCTGTTCTTGTTTTTGTTGGTATAGATTAAAGTATTTGTTAGTCATTATCTATCCTACAAAAAAGTCAGGCGGCAACTCAAATTCTTTACGAACACGCTCACGCAATTTTTCTAAATCTAAGATAGCCTCATCGTAAATTTGTTGACCATTAAGTGTAATACCCCCAGGAAGCTGAATGCCACTAAACTTCTTTAAATTTGCGCCCCACTGCATCTTAATAAGATTAAATGCATATTCACGAACAAATTCATCTGAGTATATTTCGGCGTAAATGTTTGGATCTAATGCAGACCAAGCCTCAATTATTATCCACCTGTCTACAACCCAATCCTGAACATCTAGGTAAATGCGATCTGTTTTTCTATTAAATCGTATACCTTTTGTGCCTCGAAACATGAACTCCCATTGAGAGATGTACTGTTTGTATATTTGGTAGGTAATTAAGTCTGTGCTGGCAAGATTAAACATATTGTTCAGCGCAAACTGATATTGAAAATCAAACATTCCACCTAAATTGCCACCAATAGTAGAAGATTCTTGTGGTATTATATTTGTGACCGAAATAACTTTTGTGCCAACGCTAATATATTGATTGTCAATATCGCCCGTGAATACCGCCGATTCTGAGTTTAATATTTCAAACGTGTTTGAGACATCATCACCAACTTGAACAACTTCACCTTTAGTAAATTTTTGTGTTGATGTTGATCTAAATCTAATAATTTTATTATCAGCGGATTTGTCATATGCATATCCAGTTGCACCACTTGATAATCCTGTTAGTGTATCTCCACGAGTAAGATTTCCAGTGTGTTCTGTTTCTGCAACTAAATGTGATGCTGTGATTTGATATTTAAGATAAACTCTTTCTATACCATCAAAGTGATAATCTCTAAAATATAGAAGAGCTTCATCAATTCGATCTTCTATTTGATCATCATCAATATTAATATCTATTACTGGTGCACCCAATCTACGCAAGCACCAATGTACTAAAGCCTTTCGACCCTTTAAACTTTCTTCCGATTGTATGGGTGTAGAGTCAGGAATAACAACATCAAGTAAATAATTTACAAGGACAACATCCGTATCATCAAGCTGTGTATTTGGATTAAACGTAATGGTTTTATCGGAGATGGTATAATCATTCTCTGGTCCAAAATTTTGAAGAACTCCGTTTAAGAATACCTGCTCACTGTTGGCTGTAGGAGTGTTTGCCAAAACAAAAACTTTTGGTGCAGTTTTTGTTGGTTTTTCTCGGCATACAAATGATTGTGTTGTTGACATAACTCCTCTCGTGAATCCAAATATTATTTATTATGTTTTAATAATATAATTCATAATTACATAGTTTACGTTGTTTTTGGATGTACTAGTTGCAGTTTGGTCCAAGTTTCCATCTAGTCCACCTGTTACTTTTCCTATTCTTCCTACTGCCGAAACGTTCGTCGTGGCCAATGTTTGTCCTGCTGCCGTTAAATTTGGCGCTGCTGTATGATTATGATTTAATGAATTGCTTGCGTTAGACATTGTAGTGCTGTTGGTTGAAAATGAATGTGTATGGCTTGCACTAACGCCACCTGTAGTAAAACTATGTGTGTGATTGGCACTAACGCCACCTGTAGTAAAACTATGTGTGTGATTGGCATTGACGCCGCCTGTCCATGCTGCAAATCCGTGGGCGTGTTCGCTGGATGAACTGCCAGTATTTACTGTTCCTGTATTACCATCTACACTACCATTATTTTTATCAACTTTACCACCAGAACCTGAAGATACGGTGCTTCCTCTGGAAGTTGGCATGACATGATTGTGTGCACCATCAGTGTTTGTTGTGCCACTAACATAGTGGGCATGGTCTGACGATTCAAATGTAGTAGAACCTGAGTGTGTATGTCCTTGAGATTCTGTTCCTGTGCTTCCAGAATGTGTGTGTCCTTGAGATTCTGTTCCTGTGGTGCCACCATGGCTGTGAGAAAGATCGTATGAGCCTATAGTAATAGTACCGGAAACCGAAGAGTTGTTGTGTGTATGGGCAATATTTGTTGCTAATGTAGATCCAGCACCACTCATATCATGAAAGTGTCCTGGAACTGTTACGCCATGATTGTGTGTTAAAGACCTATTGGCTTCTGATAAGCCATCGGAATCACCCAATATTGTGTTTACAGTATCACCTTTTCCTATTGGTGTTCTACTTCTAAGGTCTGGAAGATTAAATGATGTGGAACCATCACCAGAACCATATGTGATTCCTATAGCAGAAAACAAATCTGCATAAACAGTTCTTGAAATTTCAGAACCATCACATATAAGCCACCCATCTGGTGCGGAAGAACCCGCAAAGGCCGTTAGTATTCCAGCAGGAATAAATGCAGACGCCGTAGGCACTCCAGTAAGATCCTCGTAAGCCCCGCTAAACAAGGAAGGTTTATCTAACAAATCGTTATATGAACCAGATGTTGCAACTGTTGATAGGTTTGGTTTATTGAGTAAATCTGTATATAAACCTGACAGAGCAACTGTTGATAGGTTTGGTTTGCCCGTTAAATCATTATATTGATTTGTTAAGGCAACTTCAGCTAAAGTTTTGTTTTGCCACACACCACTTACATATTGTAGTGCTTGATTGTTTACCGGAAGTGAAATTTCAACATCAGAAATTGCATCTAAATTTGTTATGTTTGGTCTAGCTTCTAGGTCTGTTAATCTGGATTCTGCTGTTCCTATCCTATTAGAAACTGTGGTTGCAAAATTGGGATCATCTCCTAATGCAGCGGCAAGTTCATTGAGTGTATCAAGAACAGCAGGAGCACTATTTACAAGATCAGCAATTTTTGTGTCTGTATACTGTTTTGCATCATCTAAAAAATTTGTTGCTGTGCTATCAACATATTCCGAATTGCTGGCTGCATCAGGACCATCTGGCAAATCCTGTACTAATATTCTTCGTCGTTGCGTATTGTTATGATTGTCAACAAGTGTTGTAAGTTGATTTATTTGATTTTCACTTGTGGTAACATCAGCATCAATTAACACCAAGACACCAGTATTGTTTGGTTTTATGGAAATAACTTTACACGAAACAATGGAATTTGTTTCTAACTCCAATTTGAGTTTGTAAATATCAACATTTGTGTTGTTTGATGTTATGGAAAAATGTGCCATATTAATTTACGTTTTAATAATGTAGTTTAATAAGATTGTTGGTTGCATATTATTGTGTGCGGCGCCGCCTCCTGTGTTTTGATTTGTGGCAGTTGTTCCATTTATAGTAATTCCTGTTGCGCTTGCATAAGTCCAGTTACCAGAGTCATATGCAATACTGTATTGTCCTTCACCACTATAATCATGTCTAATACCACTTTGGTATCCAGTGGATCCATTTCCTAGTCCTGGATTTGCATTAATTGTTTGGCCGTGAACGTGTGTTGGATCATTAATTGTATGTGAGTGTGAATTTTGGGTATGTGTATGTGATGGCATTTCGGATGTTGTCAGTGTGTGTGTTTGAGAACCACCAGTTGTGCCAAGCGTATTTGCCCAGTTTAATCGGCCAGCATCAGTTCCGCCCATATTATCAACACCGGCTGCGATTCTGCCTCGCATGTCTGGAACATTAAATGTTGTTGTACCATCACCCGCACCATATGTTGTTCCTATAGCACTAAAAAGTGTTGCATATGTTGTTCTTGAAACTGCTGAACCATCACACATTAGCCATCCAGATGGAACACTAGTTCCTGCAAAGGCAAGTAATGCTCCTGCAGGTGTTATTGAGGGTGAAGATATGTTTCCAGTAACATTTAAATTACCAGAACATGTTGCAGTATTATTTGCTGATTTGTATATTTGAACAGCACCAGCACCAAAACCCAATGTAATTCCAGACGCCGCATTGTTATTGTTGTCTATTATCTGAAACCTTGAAACAACACTGCCAATGTATGCTATGTCACCTACTGCAAGTCTACCTACACCAGATGTTCCATCCACCGAAAGTGCCGGCTGTCCATTAGCAACAAATCCTATTTTGTCGCTTGATACTCTGTATAAT